CACAGTTCGCCAGCGAGATCGGCACGGCAGCGACGGCCGCCGCAGAGTTTGGAGAGGCCGGGTTTCAGGCGGCCCTCGCCTATCAAGAGTCTCTGGAGCAGATCGCCCAGCTGCAGGCCGACAACACGCTGACGGCCGAAGAGGCCAAGAAGATGGCCGAGCAGGAGAAGACCGCGTTTGAGGCCAAGATCGAGACGTTGGACCAAGAGGCCCAGGCCCAGGCTGCCGCTGCTGAAGCGGCACAGAAGGCCGCCGATGAAAAGATCGCAGCGGCCGAGCGTGCCGCAGCTGCTGCCGTCGAGGCCGACCGCAAACTGGCTGACGCGTTTATCTCTGCCCAAGGGCTTGGCGGCAGCGAGCAGGCCACGGCCGCCGACACGCTGCTTGCTATCACTCGGCAGATCGAGGAGACCGAGGCGGCCATCGCCGAGGCTCGCGCCGCTGGCGATGCAGCCGCCGAGCAGGCTGCCACCCGCCGTCTGGCCGTGCTGGACCAGGCCCAGGCCGCGGCGGAGGAGACGGCACAGTTCGGCTTCTCGACACAGGACGCCGAGCGGGCTATCGCGTCCGTACGTGAGGATCTCGAGGAAACGTTCTCGGCCACCAATTTCGAGCTTGCCCCGGAGGCTTTCGCTGCCGCCCAAGAGCAGCTGTCCCAGCTCGAGGCCGACCTCGATGCCAAGGTCATCGACCCTGAGACGTTTGAGCAGGCGGCCGACGCAATCCGAGAAGGCTTTGAAGACGCTCTGGCGACGGCCCAGAAGATTGCCGACCTGAACGAGCAATACGCCAACCGTGCTGCCGAGATCGAGGCCGACCGGCTGGACGCTCTATCGCAGGTCTCGCAACAGCCCGTGCAAGCGACCGACGTACGCACGAGCGAGGGAGTCAGCGAGTTCCTGCGGCTGGCGACCGGCCGAGAAGATCCGGCGATTGCCGAGTATCGGAAACAGCTTGGCGAGCTTCAGAAGATTAAGGCCGAGATTGGCAAGCTCGGCGGCGTGGTTGACATCGTGGGAGCAGCGTAATGGCCGTACTGACCTACCGCGAGGTCATTCCGCGGACGTTCACGCATAAGTTCGGCGAGTCGCCGACGGCGGAGATCAAGTACCACTGCACGACGAACGGTGCAACGTCGACGCAGGAGGTGCTGGACTCCATCGGGATATTCCACGGTGCCAGCCATCCCGAGTACGGCTACCTCCTCTGCGTTCAGGGAGCGGTCAACGAACTCGACCCTTACCACGTAGAGGCCACGTATTCCTACGAGGTGCCAGCGATCGGCACCGCTGACTCCGCTCCGAACCCACTTGCTCGCGCAGACATCTGGTCGTTCTCGACAGGTGGTGCCGCCGTCCCTGCCCTGGCGTACTACGAGGGCAGCGGAAACGGAAACGTATTGCCGCTGATAAACAGTTCCTTTGACTTCTTCGAGGGCGCGATGACCGAGGAAGCGGAGTTGCGTGCAACGATTTCAGGCAACCGCGAAGTGTTTCCTATCGGTGTCGCTGCGAGCGTCACGAACGCAGTGAATTCCGACGGATATCTGGGTGCAGCGCCGTACCAATGGAAATGCCAGGGTATCTCTGGCCAGCAACAGATTGAGGTGGTCGACGGCACCGAGATCAAGTTTTGGGCCGTGTCGGTTGAGTTGGCCTTCCGGCAGAGCGGCTGGCGGTTGATGCTCCCGAACGTGGGCTACAACTACATCGAGGGCAGCCAGAAGAAACGGGCCTACGTCATCGACCCTGAAAGCGGAGAGAAGCTGGCCTCGTCCAACCCGGTCGCGCTGAACGCCAACGGCTCGCTCAAAGGGCCGGGCGTCGCACCCGACATTCTCTACCGGCGGGTCCACGCTGAGGTGGCGTTTGAGCCGTTGTTCGGCACGCCGCCGTTCTAAAAGCACTTTGATACACCGAGTAAGGTGACGTTATGGCACAGTTTCTCGCACTTCCGGGCACGCTCGACATTTCCCTCACGGTGGGCGATGAGTTTGGGATGTTGGCCGACCTGAGCATCGACACCACCGGGTTCACGTGGACGGCAATCGTCTACCAATCCTCGACCAGCGTGTCGTTCGTCAACCCGTCCGGCGTCGCAACGCAGGGCGCGACCGCGGCCACGTTTGCCGTCACCGTCGTAAACGCTGCGGCGGGGCAGCTGAACCTGTCCCTGACTGAGTTGCAGACCTCGACGCTCGTGTCGGCACAGACCTACCGCTGGTATCTGCGTGGCGTCTCGTCGGGCCTCGTCACCCGCACCTACCTCTCTGGCACACTGCGAGCGTTCGCACCATGAGCATCTCCGTCGTTGTCTCTAGCACCGCTGCGGGCGTGAGCGTGTCGGGCGGCACAGCCGTGTCGATCGAGGTCGGCGGCGGCATCGGCCCGGCTGGCTTTGTTGTCGCTCCTGGCACGGCAACCAACGCTTTCGGCACGTTTCAGCTGGCGGCGGGCGACGGCATCACGATTTCCACCAGTGCTTCGCAGTTCCTGATTGCGAGCTACGGGACGGCGGCCGTCTCCAGCCTGGCTCCTGTGCAGTCGGTGGCCGGGCGTGTGGGTGCGGTGCAGCTGCAGGCCGCGGACGTAACGGCTGGCACGTTTGCCATCGCACGTATTCCGACGATCTCATACACCGCCCTGGCCAACGTGCCGGCCACGTTCGGCCCATCGGCCCACACGCACTCGACCAGCGACGTGGTGTCGTTCACGGCTGCGGCGGCGGCCGCTGCTCCCGTGCAGAGCGTAGCTGGCCGCCAGGGTGCGATCTCGCTGGCGGTGGCTGACGTTAGCGGCTTAGCCGCAGTTGCCTCTAGCGGGTCATATACGAGCCTGCAGCACGTGCCAGCTACCTTCGCACCTGCGGCCCACACGCACGGCACGGCAGATATCGTCGGGATCTCGAGCTCGTTCGCGGCAGCCAGCCACACGCACGACGCCGCGGCGATTTCCAGCGGCGTGCTCGCGCTCGCTCGCATCCCGACCATTGGCTACACGGCATTGAGCGGCGTGCCGTCGACGTTCGCACCGCAGGCCCATACCCACAGCACGGCCGACGTGGTGGGCCTCACGGCATCGTTCTCACAGGTCGGCCACACGCACGACTATGCGGCGTCGATCCACACGCACTCCACGGCCGACATCGCCGGATACACAAGCCTGCCCGCCCAGGGCGGCAAGGCCGGGCCGCTGGTCACCGACGGCACGGCGGCCAGCTGGGCCAATCGTTTCAGCATCGTCGACCCGGTGCTGGTCCAAGGTGCGGGCATGACCTTGAGCCGCGACACGGCGGCCGGGTCGATCACGGTGGCGTTTGCGGGCGGCACGTCCGGGATTGTCGTGAGCAGTGCCACGCCGCAGCCGCTGGGCACAGCAGCGGCGGGTACAAGCGGAGACGCGTCACGGGCCGACCACGTGCACTTGATGCCCTCGGCGGCAGACGTTGGAGCCGCTCCTGCCAGCCACTCGCACGACTACGTTCAGGTGCTCAACGGCCTGACGGGCACTGTGTCGATTACCGGCGGTGCTGGCGTGACGGTCAGTACGGCGAGCAGCTCGATCACGATCGCGGCGGCTGGGTCATTTGTGCTGCCAACCGCATCCGCGTCTGTGCTTGGCGGCGTCAAGGTCGGCAGCGGCTTGACGATTACAGACGGCGTGTTGGCGGCGACAGGCGGCGGCTCGCTCTCGGGCAGCGTGACGATCCCGGCGAGCGGGGATACACAGTGGCCGAATACAGTAATCCTGCTCAAGGGCGACGACGGACTGCTTCAAGACGCCACCGGGCGTGCGTGGACTGCCGTGGGCTCTCCGAGCGTTTCTACATCGGTGAAAAAGTTCGGCAGCTCGTCGCTCGCATTTCCAAACTCGCCACTCAGCTACCTGTCGACTGCGCGCACCAGCCAGCTAGAGGTCGGGACAGGTGATTTCACGCTGGAATGGTGGTTGCATCCCACGGCGTATCCGTCTGGAACAGCAGGCCAATACAACAGCAGCATTTTTGGCACGCGAGGAGATAACGGTGCAGCCTCCGGTCTCATTTGCGCGATGAACCCCGCTGGCAAGCTCACATTGTTCATGGACGGCGGATCGCAGACGTGGGGGCTGTTTGCTGGCACCACGCTGACAACGTCGGCGATTCCTCTGAATGAGTGGACACATATTGCGCTGACGCGCAGCGGCAGCACATGGCGGGGATTCTATAACGGCCAGCTTGAGGTGACTGTTACGCAGTCTGGGACGCCGAGCGTTGGTATAGGCAACATCACAATCGGCGGTGACGATAGTGGCGAGCGGTTTGTCGGCTACATGGACGACGTGAGGTACACGCGGGCAGTGCGATATACGTCTACGTTCACGCCGCCCACGGCGACATATGGCACCGGAACATACGCCGCCGCTCAGACGCTGCCCGTGGTGTTCTCATGATCCGCCTCCGCCTCTTCCTCGCCGCCCTCGCCGTCGCCGGTGCCGCCGCGCTGGTGCTATCGGCTCGCGCCGGAGCGGCGGCGATGCGGTGGGCACTTGGCAGGGTAATCCTGAGCTACTGGTAGTCCCACATGGCAAAGAAACCCGACGGCGCATCTGCTGGCACGCAGCGAGTGACTTTTACGAAGCCCGCAGCTGAGCGGATCGGCAAGGTCGTTCGCGAGGTGGAAGCCGGGAACCGCGACCTCGGGCCGCTGGAGTGGGGGCCGAGAGGTGTTGGCGGCTCGTCGAGCAAGGTTTTCCGGGTGGCGACGGTCAGCGGTGCGTGGGAGTTGAACACGCTGCGGACTGTGCTTTTCCAGAACCAGACAACGACGCCGAACACGGCCAGCGTCATGAATCACATCATGCCGCTGCCTGCGATGAAAAGCACTGGCGCGAGCCGGATCGTGAACATCGCCAAGGACCATACCCAGTGGTACCTCGTCTCGTTCCCGCTGATGACCGCCACGGCGATCATGTCCACGGGCACGCAGACCATCACGTTTATGGGCACAGGTGCTACGCAGACAATTTCTTTCGCTACTGTCGGTGCAGACGTAAACGCAATTACGGACGTTTCCGCCGTCCTAAATACTACTAATTGCAGCATCACCGTCAGTAAGACAACGACAGCAGTGCGGACAGTCGGGATAACGCAGACCGCCACGATCCTGTCCATGTCGAGCACGCAGACTGCGACCGTGTTTTCAGGCACGTTCACGGCAACGTACATCACGCTGGAGCTGTGACATGGTTTGCCCGTGTTGCCTGCCGAGGTGCTGCCCAGCGTTTCGTGCGTTTGACGGCACGAACAAGTTTTACCGCTACTTCACATACTACGACTGGGACATTCCAACATTTGGAGTCCACCAATACGTTTTGACGCCGCAAGATCAAGACTTTGCGATCATGGACCCGTCCGGGACGCCCGCGCCTCCTGGGCGACTTGTCGACGGGCACGTGGTTGCAGACGCGCTGTCGCTTTGTCCGGGATACCCGGAGGCTTCGCTTCCTTCGGTGACGGGTGGGCCAAGGTATCCGCCGGGTTCGTATGGTAATAGGAGTCCAGCAAACTCTCCGAGTCGTGGATTGCTGGGTGGAGAACCCAGCCCGTATATCCCGTCTCGTCGGCCCACCATATTTAACCGAGGAGGTGGGCTTTCAAACATGCCCGGCGGTGGTCGTGAGTTGTCGGAGTCTTATATTCCAGCCTCGGGCGACCCTGATTGGTTTGCTTACCTTCTTGGAAGTCCGCAGGTGCCGACCAAGCAAAAGGATGGCTTTTCTCTGATTCGCTCTGAGTTGAGCGGCGAGTATTCGTCGCCGCCCAGCCCGTACTGCCACATAAACTCGTTGGACAACCCGCTGCCGTGAACACAGTCAGTTGCCGCCGCGAGCACCTTGAAGAGCGTTGCGCCGAGCGAGGCTACACGCTGGAAGAGGTGATGCCGTGCGTTGTCTCGCAGGCTGCCGACGAGTGGATCGTCGACACTGAAAGCCCGTGGTATCCGAGGACGCTGAAGCCGGGTTACAGCGTGGAAGACGCGGCCGTAGCAACGCAGCTTTCCAGGCACGGCACGCCGTCGTTTCTGACCAAGGTGCGAAATCTCGCATCCGCCAGCGTCTCGCACGTCGCCGCAGGCATGCCGATGGCGTCCGACGCCGAGATCATCCGGCGCCACGACATCTGCTTGACGTGCGAGCACCTCCAAAACAACGCCTGCAACCTCTGCGGATGCCCGGTGTCGAGGGTGGCGGGCTACGTCAGCAAGCTGTCCTGGGCCGACCAAGCCTGCCCGGCGGGCAAGTGGGGTCCGGTCGCTTGACGCTCCTGCCACGCTGGGTGCATGGGACGCGCCAAGCATCAGCCGAAGCCCGACGCGGTAATCCTGCCGCCCGAGCTCGACGATGACGAGGATTGCGGCGGCGGCGGCATCCCGGATGAGGATGGCTGGATCCACGTACAGGAGAAACCTCGTGACGAAGAAAAGCCCAAGCGGCGGCCTGCTCGACGCCGTTCGCAAGGAGATGGCTGAGGTTCGGCATGGACCACCCTCCTGGTGGGAACGCGTCGCGCCGGAACACCTAGCCGAACTCAGTGCGATCAAGGCTGCGTGGCAGTCGGGCGAGCTTGGCAGCCGCAAAAAGACGCTGGCCCGCACCATCTCCAACAACCTGCGTGCTCGTGGCATCTCTGATATCGGGACGCAAGGAGTCCTTACATGGCTCGACGTAGCCTGAGCGATGATGTCGCCAGCGACCTGGCCGCCGCGTCGCAACTCGCCACCGATGCCGAGATCGCACGGCTGCGGTCGGAGCTGGCCTCGTACCGAAATCGGTACAAGGCCGCCCTGTCGCAGATCGACCGGGAGCGCGAGCGGGCCGACGCTATATCGTCGCTCCAAGGCGTGCAGCCGGTGCCCTTGACCAAGGTTGTCAAAGGCAAGAAGAGGGCCAAGCACTCGGCCACGGCGATCCTCATGCTGTCGGACGTGCACTGCGAAGAGCGCGTACTTCCTGAGACCGTAAATAACGAAAACGACTACTCGCTCGACGTATGTCAATCGCGGCTGGCCGAGCTCGAGGAGCGGTTTTTGGATTGCCTGCACCACGAACGCAACCAGGCCGACATCCGCCGCGTGCTGATTTGGTTGGGCGGCGACTTCATTACGGGCCATATCCACCCGGATTGCGTCGAGGTGGCCCAGCTTTCGCCCATGAACGCCACGCGGTGGATCGCCGAGCGGCTGCGTGGACTCATCGACAACGTGGCTCAGCACGCCGACGAAGTGGTGGTCTGCACCAACGCAGGCAACCACGGAAGATCCACAGAGAAAAACCGCATTGCCACGGAGCTCGACCACTCGTGGGAACAGTTGATGTTTTTCACGCTGGCCCGCGAGGAGAAAAACAAAAACGTGCAATGGAAGATAGCCGAGGGCCACCTGGGCTACGTCGACCTCGACGGCTTCCTCGTACGCACGACCCACGGCCACTCCATCCGGTTCGCTGGTGGTGTCTACGGACTGGCCCTACCGGCCTCCAAGGCCATCGCCCGGTGGGACGCGGGACGCAAGGCGAATCTGACGATCTTCGGCCATTACCACTCGTTCGGCTGGCTGCGTGGTGCACGCTACGTGGCGAACGGGAGCGTCATTGGCCACAGCCCATACGCCGAGAGGGTCGCCTCACCAGAGAGGCCATGCCAGGGCATGGCAATCATCGACCACGGCCGCAACGAGGTGACGCGTGCGTATCCACTGTTCTGCGACCGCGACCTACGGACGCGTTGACGCATGGTTTACGACTTGAGCGACGACTACATCGCCGAGGCTCGCAAACGAGCGTATCGGTACCAAGGACAGTGGACTGGCACAGCAGGATCACTGGCGGCCGATGTCGCCAGACTCATCATCGAAAGGAAACGCATGCAAGGAACAATCACGGACCTCGAGGACACCAACGCACAGCTGCGGGCAGCCGTCGAGAACCGGCTGGCCGGCCAGCCCAGCGTCGACGAGACCGACGCCGCGGGTGGCGAGTATGCCGACTGGATGCGAAACACATCTGGCGGCTGCTGCGACGGTGGTAAGTGCCACACGCCAGAAGACAAAGCGCCGGAGCGGTGGCGCGAGATCACGCAGGCGTCTGCCGAGAAGTACGCCGAGCGGTTCACGGGAGACAGCCTGCTGGCGGACCAGGGCGACATCAGCCCAGCCGAAAGGTTGCTGTTGGATGCCATCGACGTTGTGCGTGACCGACGCCCAAAGTACGGCGGCCCACGCCATCACTTTCGTCGCACCATCGGGATGATCAACGCCGCTTTTGCCGACGTTCTAAAACGTCCGCTCACTGAAAGCGACTGGGCGATCTTCATGACGTTCGATAAGGTCGCTAGATTCCTTGGCCCAAACAAAACAGCAGACGGGCCGATCGACTTGGCTGGATACGCAGCCTGCCTTGCCGAGTGTGAAGCGGCAGGGCCGGAGTGATCGTATCGGCAAACGTCGCTTTTTCGTCGCTTTTGGGATACGTCTCGGGGACGTGTCGCTACGCACAACGTGACGCTAGTGGCTACTTAGTGTGCAGTCGCTCCAGCAGCGAGCGGAGCGTGTCGGCGTATTCGTGAGGCGGGTCGTCGTCGGCGTGAATGTCTGCGAAAAACTCAATCGCCTCCCGCTCCTCGGCGGTGATCTGCACCCAGCCGTAATCTGCCAGCACTTCTAGCTCATCGTCGCCTGCAACAATGCGACCGTGAGCGTGTTGCAGCCAGTGTTCGCTCATTCTGCCCTCAGTTTTTTTGCTAAAAACCTTGACACTCAGTCATCGAGTAACCCCGGACTGTCCCTGAGTATCTCGCGTATGTGCTCTAGGTGATGCCGCGTTTCCGGTGTCGGTTCGCCGTGCTTGAGGACGCCACGGCAATACTGATCGACCTGCCAGATCACCGATTTGGCGTCGGCACCCTGGAGGGCGGCGGTCAGTTCGGTCTGCTCATCGGGCAGTCGGAAGCGAAGGATGACGTGAGGCATTCCAGATTCCAAAATGAGACGCCGCCCGGCTGGGTCGGCGACACGGGTTATATGTCCGCTGCCTGCCAGCCGGGCGACGTATGGGCATTTGACAGAACTGGTCAAGGGTCACGCGGCTGGCGGCTCGTGCGGCCTGTCGAGATCCGGCAGGTAGTCCAGGTTGGACTCCCGTCCGGTGATCTCCTCATCGTAGTAGTGGTTCTCGGCCATTTCCTCGGACGAGTGGCCCAGCTGCTTCCTGGCCGAGATCCCGGCCCGCTTCAGGTACGAGGCCGTCGATTTGCGGATGGCGTGGAATGGCTTGTAGTCCACGCCGGCCACCCGGCAGAGCACCCGCAGGCTGTTGTACGCAGACAGCGGCTCCCGGTCGTCCAGCCAGGGCCATACGCGAGCCTCTGGCGGGCCTTTCTGGGTCGCCAGCATCTTTGCTAGGTCGGGCGTGATCGGCCGCGTAATCGTCTCCCTGTGGCCCTTGCGGGTGGCAGCCAGGAACGTCAGCGTGTGCCGCTCGAGGTCCACCTCCGACCAGCGGATCTGCAACACCGCACCGATCCTCTCGCCGGTCTGAAACATGGCCATGATTTTGGTCGGCCAGTACCAGGCCGCCGGCACGCCCGAGACCAGGCCCTTCCGCTGCCGGCCGACCTCCACCAGCCGTACGAGCTCTTCGGCCTTGTAGGCTTTCGGCACGGGCCGCGGGACCTTCGGCCTGGCGTAGTCGGGGAACTCGATCATCTGGCCGTCTGACCGCTTCCACCGCTTCTTGGCCAGCCAGTTCCACAAGGTGCGGATGTGGGCTGAGTCTTTTGCCAAGGACGCCGGGCTGATTAATTTCCAGCGTGAGTGCTGGGTGACACGCCGCCACCGCAGAAACTTGGCGATCGTCAGATCGTCGAGGTCGTCTACAGTCGGCTCCCGGCCCAGGAAGTCCCGCAGGCGGGCCAGCGTTGCCACGTACATCGCCACCGTCCGGTCGCACAGGTCCTTGTGTGGGGCAAATCGGTCAATCAACAGGTCTTTCAGCTGCATCTTCGCTCTCCTCTTTGGTGTTTGAGGGGCGATCCTAGCGGGTAGTGTACAGACGTTCAAGTTTTCGGCTCAAGGGTACGGACCAAGGTTGGCCGTCCGCTCAATCCGCTTGAAACTCTGCACACCTTGTACAGAGGTTCAATCTGCACCCCATCCGCTAGAACAATCGCCCCATTTGGGATGAGGTGATAGTGTACAGCGTTTCCAGTGAACGGAGCAAAGCAGGAATCCGAAGCGGCGCCTACCTCGTGAAATACGGACCAAGGTTGTCCGCGTATGTTTGACACTAGAACCGCTAGCGTTACATTGCAGGAATGATTGCCGTGGCCTCGCCAGACAAAGAATGGATCACAGTCGCCGAAGCAGTGAAGCTCTGCGGCTGCACCGAGGGCTACATCCGGCGGCTCTTGATCGCCGAGGATCCCCGGCTGACCGGCTGGAAGGCCGGCCAGCGGGCTTGGCTGGTCAAGCGGGCCGACGCCGTGGCCCTCAAGGCCAGCCTGTCCACCCGCTCTGTCGGCAGGCGGGCCGAGAAGCCGGCGGCACCCAAGCCCAGCCGCAAGCGGAAGCCCTCGTAATCCTCGAGGAAAGCCGCACCCAAAGAAATCTTCTCAAGAGCCCTTGCACGAAGTAACGATAACGGTACACTAGGGCCGAGCGAGCAACCGAGACTCGCGGACCTCAAGCAGAAAGACGAAACTATGAGCTCTAGTAAGTACCTTCGCCAGCAGATCGACGGCATGGCTTCCGGCGAGTGCCGCTACATCGGCCGCCCAGACGTTCACGTTTACTGCCATAACCCGCTCGTGCGAATCACTGGCATTGACGGCCGGGAACGGTGGCAGCGGCAGCCTGGGGCTGCTCGCTACAGCGTTGCGTGCCCAGCGGCTGGCCTGCGGTACGGCACTTGGGTTACGGCCTCCGAGGCCGCAAGCACCGTCGGCGGCATCCTGCAGGGCTTTGCCGTCACGGTTAGCGCTGCCTGAAAACACGACTCGCCTGCCGGCCGCAGTGCCAGCGGGCTCACAGGATTCTCTCGGCCAAGGAGGGCTAAGCGGTGAAACAGAAACTCGACCGGCTGATTCAAGCCCTCGTCTTCATCCGCCTCGGCCAGCAGCTGGGCACTGACTCGGACCTCGCCCAGGCGATCGCCAAGTGCATCGACCTGGTTGTTTCCACGCTCTCCCGATTTCTTGCTTGACAGAAGTAACGCTATCCGTACTCTCTCGCACCCAAGTGACGTTAGCGGCACACGCAAACCCACGAGTGATGAACGCAGTTTCTAGTCCTCATTTCGCCAACTGGAATCCCTATCCACTAATTGACTCACAACTGGTCAGACGTACACTTCCACCCCACAAGCAAAGGAGACGAACTACATGGATGCTCATGATCGTGAATACGCCGGAGCCGTCGCCGGGATGTCAGAAACCTACGGCAGCGACGTGAACGCCTTTGCCATCGGCACGGGAGTCACCTTCCGCCTCGCCGGCTGGCCTCATAGCTCGTTCGACGACGGCGATGTGATCGGCCACCACAACGGCAAGCTGCTCGTCGAGACCGCCGACGACATCGTGGAGGTCGACCCGCGGGCGTGGCCCGAGGGCAACGTACTGCCCTGGTAATCGCACAGGAACGGCCAGCGGTGGAACCGTTGGTCGGAAGGAGCGGCGACGGAGTCGCCAGCAGCAAGGACGCACAGTATTGCCCGCCGAGCAGGAAGCGGAGCGGGTTTCCAGATTCGCGAAACACGAAAGGACACGGAAATGGCAGTGAACATCAGAAAGGCCCGTCGCAGTGCCACAAAACTGCGGCTTTTGTTGGAAGGCCCAAGCGGATCAGGCAAGACGTACGGTGGCCTGACAGTTACCAAGGGACTTGGCTGTCAGCACGTCATCGTTATCGACACCGAACAGGGATCGTCGGACCTCTACGACTCCATCCTCCCGTTTGACGTGATCGACCTTTCGCCGCCGTTCACGCCAGAGAAGTACATCGAAGCCATCGAGGCTGCCGAGCAGGCTGGAGCCGACTGCATCATTATCGATTCCATCTCGCACGAGTGGAACGGAAAAGGCGGCTGCCTCGAGCTGGTCGACGAGATTGCCAGGGCCAAGTTCAAGGGAAACACCTGGTCGGCCTATAGCGAGATCACGCCGCGGCACCGGGCGTTTATCGACAGGATGCTGCGGTCGTCTGCCCACATCATCGCGACCACACGCAGCAAGACCGAGACCGCCCAGGTGAACGAGGGTGGTCGCACCAAGGTCGTGAAACTCGGCATGAAGGCGGAGACCAGGGACGGCGTCGAGTACGAGTTCACGACTTGCCTCAGCTTGGTTCACGACGGCCACTTTGCCGTCGCGTCCAAGGATCGCACCGGCTTGTTCTCTGGCGATCCCAAGCCAATCACCGTGGATACCGGCAAACGGCTGGCCGATTGGCTGGCCGGCGGGCTCCCGTCCCCTGTGGCGTCGGCGCCGACGCCTGCAAGAACTGCCGACGCTACCGGCGGTACAGGGGCCGGCCAGCCTGCCCGAGGCGGCTGGCTGGAGCGTGTGAACACCGCGGCCACCGTCGAGGAGCTCGGCACCATCGGCGATGAGGCGGACGAGGCCGTGTCGACCGGCGAGTTGTCGCCCACTCAGCGGGCGCGGCTCGACAAGCAGATCACCATACGCCACCAGCAGATCGAGCCGGAGGTGGCGAATGGCGTGGCATGACTCGTGGGCATCGATGAAGCGGAAGAAACCACCACAGGAGAGGAACGACGATATGGATATCGAATGGACGATGGACGAGGCGGCGGACGTACACGGCACGAGGCCCGAGGAGTACGACATCGTCCCGGTCGGCACCCACCGGCTGAAGATCGTGTCGGCCGAGGTAGGCCCGAACCAGTGGAAGACGGATGAGAAGGTCAACCCTGACGGCATCTGTCTGAAGCTGCGGCTTGAGCTCGACGCCACCCACAAGCACATCTACCACGACCTGCCAAAGCACCGCCCGTACATGGGCGCCGAGTTGGCCAAGGCAATCGGCCTGGAAGCCGACGGCAACACGCTGCGAGTGTCGCCCGAGGCTGTGCTCGGCCAGGTGGTGATCGCCATGGTCGAGCACTACACGAGCAAGGCCGGCAAGGTCAGCGCCGTGATCAAGAAGTACCTGCCTGGGCCTGTGCCGCCGCAGGCCGCCAAGCCGGCACGAACTCCGGCAGCAAAGGTGCGGGCGGCGTCGCCTGCGATCGGCTCCGACGACATCCCGTTCTAGGAGCAACACATGAGCAACCAACTCGCAGACGTAGGGCACGTTCGCTACGTGAGGAAATGGCTGAAACACAACGCCGAGCGGATTGCCGCAGCGGTCGAGCCGCCTGAAAAGGTGGACCAACACCTGAGCGGTGCTGACTTCGTGCGGTGGCTGGAAAAGCTCATGGAGTCGCATCAGCGAGTGTGCCAACAGGAGTACGACCGATCAGGACGGATCGGGCCGGTTTGGACCGGCGACTAGAAGACTGACAAACAGCGAGACGTTGGTGGGCGTGTTGCCCGTTGTTCGATGGTTCCAAGGAGGGATCTACATGAGATTCGCAATGTTGATGGTTTGTGTGCTGTCGTGCTGTGCTGCCACGGCCAAGGCCGAGCAGGTGATCACGGTAACGACGATCGTTTCGGCGCAGGAAGCGGCCGAGCGTATGGCCCGTACCGGCGTGCTGGCGCATTGCGGCCGGGCTGGAGGCCGTCGGGAGGGAATCGGCTTCTCCTCGAGCTCGCCGGACGCTGCGTTCCGCAGCTGCTGCTTCTACCAGGACGCCCAGCGTGGGCGCTACCGCATTGTCGAACGAGGCGTGGCCCGCGGGCCTCGCGGTTGGTTCGCAGTGATTCGCTACGAGTGATCGACGGACCGGCCCACCCTGGCCGCAGCGGCGTCTGCATCCGCCGCACGGGTCGTCTCGCGGGCGTGACGCCATACCACCGCAGTTCGGGCTGGGAAGCCTTCCCCGGTGACCGAGCCGTATGCCGCACGACACGCGGCCAATACACCAAAGACGAGGAGAGCACGAATGAGCGACTACTACCCAGACACGATCGCCACGCTGCCGCTGTTCGCAGCCGCCAGGGCATCAGGCCCGGCGACATCGCACGCGGCTGCAGAACAGGCCGGCGGTTTGGCTACGCGGCACCAGCGGCAGATCCTCGCGGCGCTGCTCGACGGCCCGGCTGGGGCCAGCGGCATCGCGGCACGGTGCGGGCTGCTGCCTCACCAGATCGGCAAGCGGATCCACGAGCTGGCCAAGGCTGGCCGGATCGTGGAGACGGGCAGGACCGTGACGAGCTCGAGCGGTAGGGGCGAGAGGGAATGGAGGACTGCATGAACATTGAAGACATGAAGACCCCCCAGCACATGGAGTTCAAGGCCTACGCAGCGTTTTCGTCGCGACTCATGGTCGGATTCAATCTGCAGGGGCGATACCTCCAGATGACTGTGAACAACCGCCCGACATCAGAGCGTGACGCCGCAAAGTTCAAGATCGACGCGAGGATCACACTCGACGGAGAAGAGATTGGCGTTCTCGACCTGGAGAGGAAAACACAATGGCAGGGCGGCGCGTGGCCGTATCGAAAGATAAACGTGCCGTACAGGCCGTTCGCCGTCTTCGAGAACAACGAAAACGGTCGCGGGCGATTCAGTTCTAAGGTCCGCGAACTGCACAAGGCCTACGCAGCCGGAAGGCCTGGATTTTGGGTCGGCTATTCGTCGCCAATCGCGGACGCGAGCGGCCAGACCACGTTTGTCTCGCGGCAAGCCTGCCTTGTTGTCCCCGCTTCACACATCTTCTCCGACAGATTTAATCCTCGCGCTGAAACGCAGCCAAACAGATTCGGCCCTCCGATCAGTGTCATCTCGTTGGACAACGACGCCGGGATCATTTGCTTTTCGGAGGATGAATTTACTGAGGTGATTGTTGGGACCGTTACGGAATGGATGAACACGCAAGGAGCCGCGATATGAAGATTGACAAGGAATTTGAGGCCCGCATACCAAAACTGAAGCCGGGCGAGCTGGCTGCCCTTGAGGCGAGTATCTCGGCCGAAGGATGCCGAGACCCTCTGGTCGTATGGTCTCGAGACGGCAAGGACGACGTGCTGGTTGACGGCCACAACAGGAAGGCCATCTGCGACCGGCTCGGCGTTCAATACAAAACGACGCGGATGTCGTTTGAAAACAGGCAGGCGGTGATTGATTGGATGCTGCGGCATCAGCTTGGCCGGCGGAACCTGTCGAAGGAGGCCGCTGCGGACCTGATCGGCCAGGTATACAACCAGCGGAAGATGCCACACGGAAGGCCAGAGAAAAGTCCTCAAAATGAGGACTTTTCAGGGAAGACCTGCCAGGCCGTAGCCGACGAGCTCGGCGTGGGCCGCGCCACCGTTGAGCGTGCCGGGGCCTACGCGTCGGCGATCGACCGCCTGACATCGCTTCTTGGCTTGATGCGAGACGAGCTGCGGGAAAGCGAGTTCATCCGCGACGGCGAGACAGTCAGGGGGCGGAAACTGCGGATGGCTGACGTGATTGATCTTGGCAAGCGGCCAGGCACCTATGAGGCAGGCAAGAAGGCAGGCAAGGCATACGGCCTGTCTGACGAGGACGCGGCGGCCGTCTGGAAGAAGCTGACCAATGAAGGCGATTCATGCACGTCAGTAAAGGCGGCCATTCGCGAACTGCGGAACGAAAAGGCCGCGCGAAAGGTGAAGACGGCAAAGGACGAGCTGGTCGAGGTGCGGCTTGGTGATTTTGTGGAGATTGCTAAGGACATACCGGATGGCAGCGTAGACATCATTATCACCGATCCGCCGTACCCTCACGAATTCATCGGCTGCTGGTCGCAGCTCTCTGAGGTGGCGGCACGAATTCTTAAGCCTCACGGATTGTGCATTGCCTACAGCGGCAAGCTGCACCTGGATCAGTGCATGGCGAGGATGGGGGAGCACCTGTCGTTCTACTGGCAGATCGTATTCATGCAGACCGTCATGCCGACAATTCACCCGAGAAGGGTGAACACGAAATACAAGCCGATCCTTGTGTTTCAGAACGTGCCGGCCGGCCAAAAAGTGCAGGCTCACGAACGCTATTTCATCGACGTGATTGAGGGAGAGAAGGTCGAGAAAGACGCACACGAATGGCAGCAGAGTGCAGACGGTGTCGAGAAGCTGATCGACATTTTTACAAACGTAAACGATCTGATCTTTGAGCCGTTTTCTGGTGGGGGGACTACGGCGCTGGTGGCTCGTCAGATGAATCGCAGGTGCATCGCCTGCGAGATCGACAAGAAGGCCCACGAGGGGTCGATCGCTCGCGTCTTTGGAGCCACGGAGGCCACGGATGGCCGGTGAGTGGGTTCCCTACGACGTTTGCCTGCCCCAGAAGCCCGAGGTGCTCGAGATCGTCGACTCGACCGGTTTGCCGGTCGACCAGGTCGTCGGGCGGCTCCTCATGCTCTGGGGCTGGGCCTCGCTGAACAGTGCAGACGGCACCGCCCGGATGTCAGTCCGGCTCCTGGGCCGGATCTGTGGCGGCGACGAGGCGTTCTGGTTGGCGGTCCAGGAAGTCGGCTGGTTGGTGATTGACGCGGAGAACGGAACTGTGGCGATCCCCGGATGGGAGCGTCGGTTCTCGCAGGCCGCAAAATCACGGGCTTTGCACGCCTCTCGGGCCTCTGGTGCGCGTGGGCGCACTACCGCGTGCGCTCAAGCGCACGCACCCGTGCGCTCCGGCGCACCAGATAGAAGAGATAGAAGAGATAGAAATTCTTCTTCTTCCCACGGGAGCGCTGCGCTTTCGCAGGAGGAACCGGCGGGCTGGGAGACGCTACGGAAGGCTTGGGCTACCGGCACTGGCCGGCCGTGGAAGCTACCGGCGCCGCCGGACAAGGTGGCCGACCGGCTGGCCGAGGAGGGCTGGTTCGAGAAGGCCCTGGCGGCCATCGACGCCCTGCCGAGGTGCCGCTACTTCCGTGACCCGGTAACGCTTCCGCAGCTGCTGGCTCCAGGCTTCGTCGACAAGGTGTTGGGCGGCCAGTTCGACAACCCACGGGACCAGCGGCCGGCGGGCGGCTACCGCGGCCCGGACGACAAGCCACCGGCCGAGGGATTCAAGGGCAAAGACGCCGACGACTTTGAGTACACGCGGCGGAAGATGGTCGACCAATTGCGCAAGGAGGTCACCACATGACGATGCCATCCGAGCGCACTGCCGCGATCGTCTGGACGCGCGCGTTTCTTGTGCGGCTATCGAGCCCGTACGTGCCGGACGGTCTCAAGGGCATCCCTGCGGTCGTCCGGCAGGAGGCCCGGCGGCTGCTCAAGCACTACCCGCATACGTTCGACCTGGCCCAGGGCGACTCGTTGTGCCAGGAGACGGCCACGAAATTGTTGGACGAGGTGACACCATGACGCAGGAGCAGCAAATGACCACGGCAGAGAAAGCGCCGCTGACAGCGCGGCAACAACAGGTTTACGAGTTCATCGTGGCGAACATCGAGCTCTACTCGCCGACCGTGCGGGAGATCGCCACAGCGTTGGCGATCAAATCGCCGCACGGCGTAACTGTGCACTTGGACGCCTTGGAGAAAAAAGGCTGGATCAGCCGCAAGCCTCACGCGGTGCGTGGGATCAAGGTGAACGCATGACTGTCGAAAACGCAGTGTTTGTGGCTACTGGTGTTCTGGTCAACGGATTGACTTTTGCCCTCGGCATCGCCGTGGGTGCGTCCCTCAAGCGAAAGGATTCTTCACATGGGTACGACTACCAAAAATCGCAATGGCATCGTGTTGAGCGTCGCGGCGCTCAAGGCGGCATTTTCGATCGTGAAAAGCGCGGTGACTGACCGCACGCCGCGGCCGATTCTCCGCAACGTGCTGATCTCGGGCGGCCAGGTGGTCGGCACCGACCTCGAGGTGCAGGTGACGGCGGCCGTGCCGTTCGACGGCCCGGCGCTCTTGCTGCCGTTCGCACGGGTCTGGTCGATCCTGACCGAGTGCCGCGACGACGAGATCACGATCACGCCGCAGGACACCAGCTGCGTGCTGTCGACCAAGCGAGGCTCGTGGACGCTGCCGACGGAAGATCCGGCCGAGTTTCCGACCATGACGGCCGAGCACGCGGCCAACCGGATCAAGCTTCCGGCCGACCAGTTCGCCGGACTGGTGCATGCCGTGGTGGAAGCCTGCGACATGAAAAGCACCCGGTACGCACTGGGTGGCGTGATGGTCGAGGTCAAGGGCGATAAGGTCTCTGTCGTGGCCACAGACGGCCGGCGGCTCACGATGGCAGAGGCCGAGCACGACCTGGCCGTCGATGACTCCGAGACGTTGATTCCGCAACGTGTAGCCAAGATGCTGGCCGAGATCGCCAAGGAGGCCGGCGGCGAGGAGCTCGTGGAGCTCGAGGCCAGTACGAACACGCTGGTCTGTACCATCGGGTCTACCGTGGTGACGGCCAGGCTTGTCGAGGGCCGGTTTCCGCGGTGGCGAGATGTGTTCCCGAAGAACTCGACCAAGGCGACGACTGTGAGCCGTGGGCTGCTGGCTGATGCCACGCGGGCCGCTGCCATCACGACGAGCGAGTCGAGTAAGGGAGTGGATTTCTCGTTCTCTCAGCAGGGCCTGCACCTCCACGCTCAGAGCAGCGAGGCTGGCGAGTCCAGCGTGACGTGCGACATCGTAGAGTTCGGCAACGCTGCCACAGTGAAGCTCGACCCGAAGTTCCTGCTAGACTTCCTGGCTGGCTTGGCCAAGGACAGCGAGCCGGATGTGGAGATTCAGGCCGCGAAGCCGGGCGATGCCGTGCGGCTCAAGTGCGGCGACGTTCACGGCGTGATCATGCCGCTGGCAGAGTGACGACATGACGCAACAACACAAAAACGGCGACACGTCGCCGGATCGTGTCGCCAACGGCGACATCGTTGAACGACTTCGAACGTGGTTTAGAGACGTGAACGCCGTTTCGGCAATCGACGTGATGGACGAGGCCGCGAACGAGATCGAGCGGCTGCGGCAATTTGATAGGTCACAGCCTATCGAACCCGCCGACGCTACACCCGCCACGCACGCTACACCGTGCGAGGGTAGCTTGCAGGGCGAGGGTACGCTCACAAAGAAGGAGCGAAAGGCCGTCGCGTTTGCCGCAGAGCATTTCGGAGCATTCAAGAGCCAAGCCGCCACGCTCCGCTCGCTGTTGGAGCGGATGCCGTGAATCGTGGCGTGTGCCATCGTTGCGGCGGAAACTGGAAACGCTGCTGGTGGTGTCAGCCGCGACGATCAACGGCCGCCCGGCGGGTGTGGGCGACACGGTTTATCAGTCCGCTGCCGTCCCGCCGGGCGACGCTGTGCATTGTGGCGAGGGCGTGAAGCGTGACAAAACCTCGGTCGCAAGAAACAAGAGCCTAGGTTTTGTCACACTTCACGCTCGCTGCTGGCCCGCTTAGCTTGACACGGCCGCCAATATCGGCGGCATGTCCATCACGTTCAGCGTAGACGGCGAGCCGGTTCCTCAGCCTCGGGCAAAGATCACTACTCGTGGCAAGTTCCCGCACGCCTACGTCGAGAAAGGTCACGCCGTCCACGCGTACCGCAAGGCGTTGCAGCTCGCCGCAGTCGACGCCGGCCTACGGCCCACCACGGCCACGGTCGAGGTCGTGATCGACGCGGTGTTCGTCCGGCCCAAGTCACACGCGAACAAAAAAGGGCTCAAGGCAACAGCACCGGAGGCACCGCTGCCGGACGTGGACAACGTGGCGAAGGCTGTGCTGGATGCCATAGGCCCAATCATCGGCAACGACAAACAGGTGCGGCGGCTGGTGATCGAGAAGAGCTACGGCACGGAGGCACGTACAACCGTGCGTGTCACGTGAGGGTGGCTGTAGTCACGAGCGTCTCGGCCAACGTCGCGGACCTGGCCGCGATCACTGTGCCCAACAAGCTCGAGTATTGCCTTCGGCACGGATACACGCTGATCTGTGACAACCAGCCCTACGACCAGGCGGTGGCCAATCTCGACCTACTGTGCCACTACCTCGACCGGTTCGACATGCTGTGGACGCTGGACTGTGACGCTGTCATCACGGACATGCGGCAGCCAATACACGAGCTCGCGTGCATCGGGCCGCACGTCACGGTTTGCGAGGAAGGAATCGTTTCTTGGAACCGGCTCAACTGCGGCAGCATGGTCTGGCGCGACACAATCAAAGCACGTGCTCTCCTGCAGACGATCTCCGAAGACCGTGACCGCTGGGCGGGATTGCCGTGTGGGTGGCAGACCCTACTTGGCGAGTTTGCGTCGCTGGGCGTGGACGTTCTGACGGTGGCGCCGCTTCGGGCGTTCAACTCGTGCGTGTGGAATCGACCCGCAAACGAGCGGGCCGAAGTCGGCGGCCACTGGCAGCCGGGAGATTTCGTGTACCACCCGTGCGGCGTGTTTCCGATGGCTGAACGCACGCGGTGGATCGCCAAGGCACTCGACGAGGTAGTCCGGTGAAAATTCCACAGCACCTCCTCTGCCCGTCGCCGCCGTTCGTCGAGTCGTACGACCGGCACGTGGCGGCCGCCTCGGGCAGGCTTGCGAGGTCGAAGGTGGCGTTCGTAGGGCTGGCCAGAAACTGCGGCCTGTCGCTGCGGCAAAACCTCCTGCGGCTCGGGCAGATAACATCGCGGTGCCGGGAGTGGGCGTGCCACATCGAATCGAACGACTGCACGGATGACACCGTAGAGGTGCTGACGGAGTTTGCAGCCAAGCACCGGCAGATCACTTTCGGCTACCAAGTGCTCGGCCGCCAGCAGTTCTCCACGGAGTTCGCGGGCCGCCGCACAGAGGCCCTGGCTGAGTACCGCACGGCCTGCCAGCGGTGGGTCCGGGACTGCGCCGCCGACTCGGACTACGTGGTGGTTGTCGACCTCGACGCGTGGGGCGGCTGGTCGGCCGATGGTTTTTTGAACGGCATCGGCTGGCTGATGGACATGCCGGAATGCTACGGCATGGCCAGCGTGTCGCTGCTACAGCATCCGGCCTACGAGACGAACGCCGAGGGTCACACACGGCCGATTGCTGCGTGGCTGCACTACGACTGCTGGGCACTCCGGCTGAACTCCTACTGGGATGACTACACGAACGGCGTTGGCGGTTGGAAGCACCACTGGCTGCCTCCGGTGGGCAGCCCACCTGTGCCTGTGTGTAGTGCGATGGGCGGCCTGTGCATCTACCGCACCGACGCCTACCTGGCTGGCACCTACGACGGTGCCGACTGCGAGCACGTTCCGTTTCACGAGAGCATCGCCAAGGCGACCGGGCTTGGGTTGTATCTGAACCCGTCGCAGAGGTGCGTCATGAGGTGGCTCGATGCCGGGCAACACGGCGAGGATTGATCTGAACCTCCTGCGGGTTCAGTGGGACTCTCACTCAGCCATGGTGGCGATCTGCACGCATTGGACGATAACCAAAGACCAGCTCATTCGGCTGAAGTCTGTCGTGCCGCTCGCTCCTCGGCACGACAGGCGATTCCGGTTCAAGCCAAAAAGAAGCGAGCAACGCGACCCGACGCCGGCAGAGATCCGGGACGCCACCAGCCGGATCAGGGCAGCCTGGGACGAGGCCACGGAGCAAGAGCGGCGTGTAGTGAAGCGGCAGGGCTTTCAGCTGCGATCCTGCGAAGTCCCAGCCGAACTGCAAGACATGGCGGGATTAGAGCCAGATTGGTAGGTGGAGGTGCCCGCATGAGTTTCGAACTGACAGCCGCGGAAGCGGCAGAGTACGGCGAAAGCCTTTCCATCTGGCAGAAGATCGCACTCGTGCAGGCGTATGCACCGCTCATCGGCTACGGCCAGCGGTTCGCACAAGAGTCGGACCCGTTTAAACGCGGTCTGATCGTGGCCGACGCTTGCGAGTGGATCGCGTCCAAGACGAACAGCCGGGCGGATGACGAGTTCATTCGGCATCTCGCAGCCGTTCTGCGGACAGCCGAGGGCGAGTCGATGGTTCGGTGGTGCCTGCTACAGGCGGAGGCGCTCAAGGGATGACCGATGCCGCTATTCGACTCGTTGCCGGGCTGGCGGCTGTGGGTCTTGTTGCTGCGCCAGCAATCATGGCTGGACTACGTAAAGCCTATGCCTGGGCACGAACGCTGCGAACCCAAGAGCCCGCCGCAGCCTCCTCGGTCGGACTCGGCGAAATGCGTGTGGTCCTTGACCTGGCCAACAAAATGCGGGCCGTCGGCATGGAAGACGGCGTGGCACTGTGCCAGCAGCTGCTCGACGTGATGCTTCGCAATGGCAAGGGCTCCAAATGACTGCTCTCCGGTTTGCTCTGGCGATTGCGTTGGCGGCCATTGCCGTTGGCGGACTGCCGCCCGTAAAGAGCCTGGCACCGCCAGCCGTTGAAACACCTCGTGACGATATGCAACGCCTTGTTACGCCTGTCGTGGAAGCCCTGAAGTCTGCACCGATTGGCGACAAGCTGCTGTGGCAGCAGTTGTGGGAGAAAACGGCCGTTGTGGTGGCCGGCGATGCCGTGGCCACCGACGTTGTGTTCACAGATACCCGCAGCCTGCGGGCGTTCACCATCCTTGCTCTGGACATCGGCTGGCGTCGGATCGGCGAGCACAAGCCGGGCGCCTACCAGGGCCTGCGGGAGGCCGTCGAAACGGCCATGGAGTCGGTGCTGTCGCTCGAGGTCAAGCCGGTCGACGCCGACGTACGCAAGGCGTATGTCGAAGTCTGTCGGGCGATCGCATGGGCTGGAATCGCCAAAGGGTGACACATGGCAGTTCCCGCCTTTGGCTACGATCCAGATCCAGCAGGCGCCGAGGCGTTTGTCTCGTCGCTTGCGCGGCCCACGCTCGCACAGGCCGGGCCTGACCTGACAACCGACGAGAAGACGGACGTTTTCTTGTACGAGTCGCTGCTGAAGTGCATGCCCTCGTGGAAGCGTGGCAGCCAGGGAAACGTCGGGTCATGCGTTGGCTGGGGTGCGGCTCTCGGTATCGACATGCTGGCGGCCTGCGACATCCACTGGCGGCGCGAGTCCGAGCAGTGGGGCGGCCGGACTGTAGAGGCGAGCATCTATGGGTTCAGCCGGGTCGAGGCCCGCGGCCAGAAGGTGAACAACGGCGGCGACGGCAGCACCGGGTTTCACGCTGCCAAGACCGTGAGGGACTTGGGCTGTCTGCACTACGGCCAGGACTACGGCGGCACTCGGATCGACTCGCATTCCTCGGCCAGAGAGCGCGAGTGGGGCCGGGATGGTGTGCCGAATGAGCTTGAGCGGTTCGCGTCCTTGCGACGTTGCAGCGAGACCACGCTGGCCACATCGTTTGTCGAGGCTGCTAAGGCGATCGCTAACGGATACCCGGTCGTGGTGTGCAGTGGCCAAGGCTTTTCGATGAGCCGAGATGACGATGGGTTTTGCAAGCCCGGCGGCGTCTGGTGGCATTGCATGACGCTTGGCGGCCTGCGCTGGGGCAAACGGCCCGGCCTGCTCTGTTTCAATTCGTGGGGAAGGTCCAACACGGTCGGAAAGCACTTCCCGGAGAACATCCCGGAAGAGGTCAAGGCGTGCAGCTTTTGGATCGACGCTGCCGTCTGCGACAAGATGCTGTCGGGCCGTGACTCATACGCATACGCGGGATACAGCGGCTTCCAGGCGTCCAAGATGCCCAACTGGACCGGAGTAGCGCTATGAGGTGGGCTGGCCTGCTCGTGATCTGTCTGGCCGGCTGCGGCACTGCTGCCGATCGCAGCGGCATGTACGCAGACCTCGCGTGTGAGACGGCATACGCCGTGACGCGTCTGCGTTCGCAGATCACGCCAACGCCTGCACCAAAGCCCTCGGGCAAGTGCGACAACTGCAACGGCACAGGCATCATCGGAGACGGCACCGTGAAGATTAAGTGCCCAGAGTGCAAAGGAACCGGAAAACGATGAATCTCGACGGCCTGCAAAAGCACGTGTGGCGTTCCTTGCCAGCCCGGCGGCTTCTCGCCGGACGCTCCACGGTGAACGACCTTGTGCAGCTCACAATTGAGGCATGGCCCACTGACTACATGAACGCGGCCGTGTCGGATGAGGAGCGGGCTATCGTGGCGGCCGACATCGAGCGATCGGTAAAGCGTCTGCATCACGCCTGTACCAATGTGGATTCCGCCTCTTACGGCATGCTCTGGGCGTTCCTGCTCCAGGGCCTCGTCACGTTGATCGTGCAGAAGATCATCGAGTGGTGGCTGGAGCATCGAGCGAATCGGGCTTTTCTCATTGTCATGAAACACGAGTTGACCAAATGAGCGACGAAGTCAAGGCGACACTGGCCACCATCATCGAGCGGTGGGGCTTTCCTGTGCTTGTTGCGGTGGCCTGCGGCTGGATGCTGCGGCAGGACGTGCTACTGCCACTAGTGCAGGCTCATACCAAGTTCCTCGAGCAGTTAGGCGACACGCAAAAAGACATCTCCACGGCGCTCGGTGAGCAGACTCGGCTCCTGTATGCGTTGCAGCCACGCACGGGCGAGCGTGGTTACGTGTCCAGCGCGGCAGAACCCAACACTGAGACAAAGAACTAATGCCCAGCAGGATGCCCACACACAGGCCGCCGCGGCTGCGTACGCGTTACATGCGTGACGACAGCACCAGGCCGAGCGCCTCGGTGCGTGGCTACACCGACAAGCGGCACCGCCTGTGGCGGCAGGCTGTGCTCACGCGTGACGCATGGGCATGCGTGGACTGCGGACGCATCGACCAAGCCAACCACGCAGACCACATCGTCCCGGTGAGTCAACGGCCCGACCTGCGGTACGACGTGAACAACGGCGCGTGTCGATGTCGCTCGTGTCACTCACGCAAGACCATCCGCGAGCGCCCGCCGTCGCGGAAGGGGGAGGGTGCCTCCCATCACGGGGGGGTGCGGTCTGGCGAAC